TCCGCCGCCATTCCGGCTCCAGCCGATCCTGCCGGGCCATCCAAAGCACGGCTTTTCTCAGTTCCGCCTTTCGGATCCCGTCCAGGCTTTCCGCCTGGCAAACCGCTTTGATGGCTGCCATCTTCTCAGTGGCCGTATAGCGGTCGCTGTCGATCTCCGCCACAATGCGGAGGGCTTTGCTATATTTCATGGCGCATCGACCTCCTCTTGTGCCTCACGAAAGGGGCAAATCATTTCGTTTCACCGCCCAATAATCTGTCCAGCGCGTCCCAAAAATTTGTTGTGTGTTTTAATGTTCTGTTCAGCTCATCCCAAAAATTTGGTGTGCATTCCGATATACCAGAGTCTTCGACGGTCTCTTCCGCTTGCGCGCCAGCAATCTCCGCGCCGCAAGCCGCATAGCCCGCCAGATCGACGAAGCTGTCCTCCGTGCCGGTACCGGACTTAATCCGGGCCACTTTGAGGAGGGCCATCATCATCGCCACATCAATGGGCGTGTAAGTGTGCCCCGTATAGGCACTCCACAGGGCGGCGATCCGCTGAAAGTTGTTCTCCGGGGTGCCATAATCCTGTTCACGCCCGCCGCAGACGCATTCCTTCGCCCGGCCCAGGCATTCTTCTCGAGTCATGTATTTACCTCCGTTCCGCAGAAGATGCAGGTGGAACCGCCCTCGGGGATCTTTCTCCCACAGCTGGGGCAGCGCAGCAAAACGGTGGTGTCTGCGCCATGCTCCCGGTATTCCCGCTCGACTTCTGCCATATTGTTTTCCATCTGTTTAAAGTAGCTGTCCTTCAGTTCGATGCCGATTCCCCGCCGCCCCATCTGCACCGCCTGATAAGGGACAGAGCCGATTCCGGCAAATGGATCCAACACGATGTCATTGGGGTTCGTCCACAGGTCAATCCCCCGCTGAATCACGTCCAATTGCAAAGGGCAGATATGCTTTTCGTCCTTCTCGTCCCGGGCGGACTTCCGCTGTAGGGTGTTGCTCTGCCGGATGTCCATCCACACCGGAGAGGCGTATCGTTGCCACACGTTCACCGGGAAGGTTTCATGGGAGTGCGGGATAGGCTCCGGATTTTCCCCCGGCCGCCGAAAGGTGACCAGGTAATCCGGCAAGCCCTGCCTGCACATGGCACTGTCCTTCCTGATCTGCTTGTGCAGCAGCCCCAGGGCCTTCGTCCGCTGCATCTCGGTAACCGGATTTTTCCAGATGCAAACCTCGCTGTGGAAGATAAAGCCCGCATCCACAAACTGCCGGATGATGTCTCCCCGGAAATCCTTTACCCCGATAAAACCGTCTCGGCTCTTCATGGCCGGAAGGTTCATGCAGTGGACAGACACCAGCCTGCCCGGCATAATGACCCGGAACAGGTCATGGATCAAGTAGTTAAAATGCTGTTGAAATTCTTCGTTGTCCCGGCTGTTTCCCATATCTCTGTCGCTGCTGGAATAAGTATAGAGTGAGGCAAAAGGCGGGGAAAAGATGGCATAGTGAATGCTGCTGTCCGGCAATCCTTTTACAACTTCCACGCAGTCCCCTTGGTACAACGCATACCGTTGATCCACTTTCTGATTAAGCACATTCATCTTGCATTTCCTCCCAATTCGGCAAAATCATCTTGGTGTCCGGCTCATAGGGCGTAGAGAGTCTGCACGTGGTTTTCAGTTCCTTTTTCGTGATCTCCTTCGTTTGCTCCACCATAGCCGCTCGCATTTTCCGACTGTCCGCTTCCTTTCGGGCAATGTTCTCTTTCACGGTGCCTTCTCTCGCGCTGATTACCAGATACACGTCCACCGGTTGGTGTTGTCCAAATCTCCAGCAACGCCGAATTGCCTGATAATACTGCTCATAGCTGTCGGACAGGCCTACAAAGATCATGTTGTGACACTGCTGCCAGTTCATACCAAACCCGGCAATGGAGGGCTTTGTCACCAGGGCGCGATATGCTCCGATGGAAAAACCCAACATCCGATCTGACTTGGCAGAAGCCTTGTCCGATCCCTTCACCTCGACGGATGACCGGATCATGCCGTGCAGGGTGTCACTCTCCGCATTGAGGTCACACCACACAAGCCACTGCTCATCCGAGTTATTGACCATCTGGGCCGCCGCCTCACAGCGTTGGAGCAGCGTGTCCCGTCTGGCCTGGCGACGCTGGGTTAGGGTCATGGTCTCTGTGATGGGTTCGCCCCCGTCTGCAATGATCTCATGGATTCGCAGCTCCGGGAGGTCGTATCCAGCGATGTCATACCCCAAATCGTGGGGGGACTCCATGACCACCGCCCAGGAGCCCATCCACTGCCAAAACACATCCTGGGCATGGCCTTTCAGCCGCCATTTCGAGGTCTGTCCTCCGTCGTGGACAAAAAACATGGCCAGCATCTCGGTGTAGCTCATGACCCCTAAAAATTCTGCATGGTTGCCCAGTTCCATATAGTCGTTGGGTGCGGGGGTAGCAGTGCACGCCAGCCGAAACGGTGTGGTGCTGAAAAAGTCGATGATCCGATTTCTCACTTTCCCGCTGAACGACTTGAGAATACTGGACTCATCCAGCACAACGGCTGTAAACGCGGCCCCTTCAAATTTGCCCAGCTTCTCATAGTTCGTGATGTTGATTCCTGGTTGCAGATCCTCCGCTGTCTCGCACAAGTGGACTTGGATACCAAACTTCATCCCCTCAGATACGGTTTGTGACGCTACTGCCAAGGGGGCCAGGATCAGGGCCATTCCCCCTCGGGCCTTGATAATTTGATCCGCCCACTCCAGCTGCATCGGCGTTTTTCCCATACCACAGTCGGCAAATATCGCCGCTCTGCCCTTTGCGAGTGCCCAGCGGACGATGTCTCGCTGAAAGGAGTAGAGCATTGGATTCAGTTCCGAAGCATCTACTTGGATGCTGTCCGTGTGCAGTGCGGAAACTGCTTTTTGGTTAATAAAATCTTGGTACTCTGTCATTTACTGCCTCCATTTTTACAGCGTGGTCATCCCAATACTCAGACGCTCCGATTTTTCTGGGATCTGTCCCCCACGCCTTGATCCACGACGGAAGATTTTCGTTCACGGCGTCGAAATGCAAACCCCACTCCGCCGCCGCACTCACCGCCTGATCCAGCAACGCACCTTCCCTGCACGTCCACAGGATCAATTCTGCACCGTTTTTCTGCTCCTCCAAAGCCCGATAGATCACCGGCCAGTTTGGGGCTCCAATCTGAGGCCATGCGTTTTCGCACAGGCATCCGTCAAAGTCAATGGCGATTGCACGGGTCACTTTAGCCCCTCCCAAATATCCCCGAACAGCTCAGGCATCCGGGTTTCACAGGCCTCCAGCAGCTTTAGTGCCACCTCCCGCATCTGAGGGTGCGCCGCGGAAGAACAGCGGAGCCGCAGGAAATGCCGCCACTCCCGGATGTTGGCGGTCATCACCACCTCGGTTTTTAGGCTGTTGGGCAGAACCGCCCGCGCCTCCTGGGGTGTGCAGCCCCAGTCCAGCAGGGAGAAGTAGGCATCCTCCGAGGCCTCACAGGCTTTGCGCCAAGCGGCGTATGCGTCTGTTCCCTCTTCCAGGTAACAGGGATTGATCACTGTGATTTCGCTACCAAACCTACCTTTTCCGTAGTTACAATACCGGGTGCTCTCCTGGCAGTAGGAAGCCAATCGGTGTCTCACGATCTCATGGGAAACGCCGCGATCCACCGTAAATTTCACCGTGAAGGAGCAGTGCTCCAAAACGGCCTCATGCCCTCGCCGGATGAGGTTTCCCACAAAAGCAGCGGCAGAAGTATCCGTAATTCTGTCCTCAGACTTGTAGCACACCCGGGCGCACTCCTCCAGCCGCCTGAGCAGCGCATTGTTATCAATGGGCGTGATAAATTCCACACCCGCATTTATGATTTTCATATTGCCTCCTTTAATCTTTAATCCTTCGTGAAAAACTCTCCCACCCAGCCGTCAGCACCCAGGGGTAGCCCCGGTGCCCAGGGGATGGGCTTTGTCATGATGTCAGTCACTGCTCGCAGCATTTCCTGGTCACTGGAAAAGGGCTTAATGTCAATGACCACCTCATCATGGATGTGGAACACGATGGGAAATCCTGCCTCCTCCAGGTGTTGGATGGCCTCTGCCAAGGCATCCCGGGCAATGGCTTGGACGCAGTTCTCCACCAACTTTCCGCCGTAGGTCTCAATCCGTTTCCATTTCTTGGTGCTCTGATCCATTCCCAAATAGGTGATGGACTCCCCGCCGAAGCGGTTCTCCCCCAGCTGCGGATCAACATAATACAGCTTTCGCCCGGAGGGCAACGTGATGGTCAGCAGGTTTCTACCTTGTAAGCTGTCATACTCCCGCGCCAGGGTGACATATCGCACTCGCCACACACCGCCCTGAGCAATCACCTGGAGGGCGGCATCGTTCATCTCCCACCAAAGGGACACGATGTTTCGATTGGCGGTTCTCCACCGCCCCACGATCTCCGGCAGTTCCTCTTCCGTGAGGCCCATATCCAGGGCCCCCATGTTGATGAGTGCACCGGAACTGCCTTGGTAGCCCAGAGCCAGCTCTGCAACCTTGCCCTTTGCACGCAGAGCGTACTCTGGATTTCCCTTCCTGATCTTTTCCAGCGGCACCCCGAACATCTGGGAGGCAGATGCCTCATAGATCTTGCCGTGGGTGCGGAACACGTTCAGCCTCCACTCTTCCCCGGCCAGCCAGGAGATCACTCTTGCCTCGATGGCGGAGAAATCCGCATCGATGAGCACGTTTCCCGGTGTAGCGATGAACGCCGTGCGAATCAGCTGGGAAAGCGTGTCCGGCACGCTGCCATAGATCAGCCGCAGGGCATCGGTTTTCTCCTCTCGCACCAGCCGCCGCGCCACGGTGATGGCCTGTGTGTAAGTTCGGGGTAAATTCTGTACCTGTACCAGCCGCCCGGCCCAGCGGCCTGTCCGATTGGCTCCATAAAACTGGAGCAGCCCTCGCACTCGGTTGTCCTCGCAGACACAGGCGGCGATGGCATCATATTTCTTGGTGGAGGTCTTGCCCAGTTCCTGTCGGATTTCTAGCATCCTTTGCACCTCTGGGGAGAGATCGTCCCGGTGGAGCAACTCTGCCACGGTGGCCTTGCGGAGGTCGGTGAGGGTAGTGTCCTCTGAGGCTTTGTTCAGCCAGCTCATAACCTGCGGCACACTGTTAGGGTTATCCAGCTGGGTAAGCGCTCTGGCCTCCTCCATTAGATCCTTTTTCACGGCATCACCGATCCGCAAGGCCCCATCCACCAGGGGCATATCCACTGCCACCCCTCGTCGATTGATGGCTAAGTCTGTCTCCCACTGCTTTTGTACAAAGTCCGGAACGGGAATGGCGGACAGCCTGCGTTCGATCTCCATTTCCGTCACCACATCCTGAGCGTTGTATTCTTTGAATAGTGCCCACTTGTCTGGATCGTGATATGGGAGATTGCGGGTGCGTCCGCCATTGACTTTAGTGGGCTTACATGGGACGCAGAAATAGCGAATCAGCGCCTTGCCGGTACTCAGCTTCTGCTTATCCTCAGGCAGTCCCAGAGCCTTTCCCGTGGCCTCCAAACTGCCCGCATAGCCGCAATAGAGGCTGTGGAGCATGGTACATCGCCACTGCTCTGCCACCATAGGCCCGTAGGCCTTGCTGAGGCAGCCAAACTCAAACGTCGCATTGTAGGCGTGTTTGATGTAGTTAGGATCGGTCAGTGCAGTCTCAAGCTCCGTCGGGAGCTGTTCCCCCTGTGCTAGGTCAATGACCTGCACTGGTGCGCCGTCCAAGCTGTAAGCAAAGAGCAGGATCTCAAAGGACGGATCAGCTATGTACCGCTGGGCTCCGGTCTTGGCGATAGGCGCATCAGAATAGGTCTCCAAGTCAATGCTCAGATGATGCACCATGGCTTACTCCTCGGCGGTGAGGCC